TTGTTGAAAGCGTTGAACCGACATCCGAGCCTATTGTTGAACAAAAGTCTCAAGATCCAATGTTCGGCCATTACATGGGTGAGCTTGGCAAATATTAATTTTAACCCGTTGAGGTATCGAAACATATACCTGATTATCTGTAAGGAGTAAACGTTATGGCACAAATTAGACCAACACAATCCTATATCGATCAAGATCGCGCTAGCGCATTGCTTGAGAAGTGGAGTCCAGTATTGGATTACACCTCAAACAACGTTAACGCTATCGAAGATGACCACAGCCGTTTAAACACTGCTATTCTCTTGGAAAACCAAGAGCAATACTGTTTGAAAGAGGCTACCAACAGCGCCGGTGAAGGCGGTTCCTTGGGTGCAACCCATGGTACTGACGGCAGCAACTTGCTTGCTGGCGACAACTACGCTAGTGGTGATGCTCGTCTTCCTAAGATCTTGATTCCGATGATCCGCCGTACATTCCCAGAGTTGATCACTAACGATATCGTTGGTGTTCAGCCAATGTCCGGACCGGTAGGTCTTGCGTTTGCACTACGTTATAAGTACGAAGGTGACGGACTAGGCCCAGGTGGCGTAGACGGCGCTGCCGCTTCTGCTGCAGCCAACACTGGTGGTCATACGGCCGCAAGTGATGGTGATGAGCTTGGTTACAACACCCTCGACACTCGCTTCACAGGTACCTCTTCCGCCGCATTGTCTGGCGGACCTGGACAGTGGACTCAAGCTGACGTTGACAAGGGCGTTGCTCAGTTGCTCAAGAATTATGAGCTTACTAGCAAAATCCCACAAGTTGTTGTTAGCTTTGAGAAAACCGCTGTTGAGGCTGGTACCCGCAGATTAGCCGCTCGTTGGAGCGTAGAACTTGAGCAAGACCTCAAGAACATGAACGGTATCGACATCGACACCGAGTTGACCAATGCTATGAGCTATGAGCTCCAAGCTGAGATCGACCGTGAGATGATCATGCGCATGATTCAGGTTGCTCTTGAAAGTTCTAATGGTTATTCTGTATGGAGCGCTGCTAGTGCTGACGGTCGTTGGATGGCCGAAAGAAACCGTGACTTCTACCAAAAACTCATTGTTGAGGCAAACAGAATTGCTGTACGTAACCGTCGTGGCGCTGCTAACTTTGTTGTAGCTACACCTCGTGTATGTGCGATTCTCGAAATGCTTCCTGAGTTCAATGCTATGCCTGTTAACGGTAACGTTAGCACCAACCCTGCGGTTGGAGTAGCTAGAGTTGGTAATGTCGGCGGCAGATTCAACGTTTACCGTGACACACGTACTGAAGGTCAGTTCGAACAAGGTGATCGCAGCGCTCGTCTCGAGTACGCCCTCTTGGGCTACAAAGGACCTGAGTTCTACGATACTGGTATCGTATACTGTCCGTACATCCCTGTCATGGTACAACGTACTATCGGTCCAAACGACTTCGCCCCACGCGTTGGCCTACTCACCCGTTATGGTGTAGTAGACAACATCTTTGGCGCGAACCTGTACTACCACGTAGTCATCGTAACCGATCTTGGAACTGCATTTACACCAGGTAATCAATCTGTTTACCTCGGCTAGTAATTGTAATACATACAAGACAAAATCACAACCCGGTCTTCGGACCGGGTTCTTTTTTTTCATTCAACATAAAAAAAGCTGGGGCCCGAAGACCCCAGCTACATTATTACTACTCCACCCTTTACTGCCTTGGCGTTTTCCTGAACGGAAGTTCCATATCGATAAGGCTATTATCGAGAAGATTTACATTAGATACTCGAGTAGGATTAATATCAATACCCCCTCTACGAGCATATAAGCACGTGACCGCAAGTCTCTCAGGCCTGTACAAGTCCCATAATCTCTTATAGAATGTCTCGCAAATCTCCTCATGAAAATGACATTCATCCCTATAAGATACTACATACTTTGCAAAATCTTTATAATCTAATACACTTGTACTCTCCATATGTACATATACATCACCCCAATCTGGCTGATTTGTAACTCTACAATTTGACTTAAGAAGACTACTATGAAGTTTTTGAGTTACTACATTACCATAATTCTTTTTATGTTCTAACAACAACTCCGGAGTTTCAGTATACTTATCAAACTCAAGACTATCCATCATCTCTGTATCGGTCTCAATAGTATGATAATCATTAAAATAAGGCTCAACCTTAATATCATTTACGTAATCTGGAGAGAAGATAGTTACACGTACATCAGTCTCAAGTAACTCAGAAAGGTCTTCTTCAGCTCTATCAGTAACAATATCAATAGCTTCAGCTTGAGTATTACCTAGACGGGTCATATTAAAAGAGTTAAAATATAACTTAATGGACTTACTCTCAACAATATACTTATTAGTACCAGGATATGCAATCTTAGCAATACCCGTAACAGGTTGACCCTTCTTAGTTAAGCAAGAAATCTCATACGCATTCCAAATATCGTAACCGACAAAAGGCGGCTCATCATCACTAATACCGAGATGCTTTCTATTACTCTGTCTCGGTTCACGTACGAGAATCGACGGATCATACTGATCAGGATAATCAACAACCTGACCGAGTACCTTACTTACGTTGGAGTTATCTAGCGTTACACTCATATGTTTGCAAAGTCATTATAATATCATTGAATCGTTTTTCAACTGATCCTTCAAGATTAACTATTTTACCTGTAAAATTAATCCTATCATATTTTAATCGTTCAAGCTGCTGCTTAAACAATTTATATATCTCACTCTGAAAATCTGTACTAGCACTTCTTTCACCATCGTCAACCATATCGACAGGTTCGGTATGAAACACTATATCTAAATCCTTTATCAAATTAATATAATTTATGTAAGCATAATCCATAGTATGATGATCTACTTTGCCTTTAATATACAACCACTTTGTATATACTAAGCCATCAATTATGCACCTATCCATAATAGCATTACCTAAGCGATTATTATGAATATGAGCATCAATGATAGCTCTCTGTGTACTATCATCCCCACCCTCATTAATAGTTAAACCTTTACGTGCAATTGGTCTAGTAACTTCAGTAACATACTCAAACTTATCTCCATACTTCTCTTGACACAATTTAAGCAAAGTACTCTTACCAGAACAACCAGTACCTGTAAAGCTAACTTTCATTGATACTATTTACCCCATTTACCATTAGATACAATCTGTGCAATTATACCATATACAGCTAAATCCTTAAATGCATCTTCTACAGGTTCGTTTTGAGCGGTTGTTTTTCTTCGAAGAACTAAATTAAACAATCGTTGTACTTTATCATTAATCCTAATAATAATAGCAGTAATAGATAAATGCCTAGATTCAGGATCTTCCATGGCCATGCCCAGAGTGATATTATGCTGCCCGTAGTCATGTTGTTTTTTGCAAAAAGTTTCATATTGTTCTTTTTGTATTCTTTTGAACTCTTTGCAGGTCTCAGGAAAAGCGTTTTCTATTTCTTTTACAATTTTATTACTCATTGTTAAATTTCTCCTTTAAAAAATCTATCCAAAGATTAGTTGATACTTCATGAAGTAGTCCGTAAACCTCGTCAAGATTTTTACCTTCAATATCTACTTCTCCTTCTTTCAATATCTTACCCGCATCTACCTCAGGCACTACTTCATGAATAACACTACCTGCAGTTTTGTACTTCCCTTCAAATGCTCTTTCTTGAGGGTCTTTACCTTTTAATTCAGGATACTTAGTAATAAGACCAGGATGACCATTATAGATTTCATACTTATCGCAAATCTCTTCTGGTACAATTCTTAACCAGCCATGTAGTGTTACTATGCTATCATCTCTAATAGCTTCATGATATCTATGTACTGGTGGTTTTTTCTCCACCATAAGCATTCGCTGCTTACCATTAAGTATTCTCTCTGTTAATTTAGGGTTAATCTTATCAAAACCATCTAATCGATTAGTTATAATAAGTTCAGGCCACCTGTCAATTTCTTCACAGATATTAACTATCTCAGAACCAGTTTGTGAGAAAAAAGCTATCCAATTCATAAACTATATTTTTGTTTGATTGAATTAGTATACTGGCTATCGGGTAGAGATGCAATCATTTTATCAAATGAATCTCTATCTAAAAACTTTCTTTTATAAACATCTTCATGAATACATCCAACCAT